TGATATAATCACCATCGTCCATGCCAGCACCGTGCCGTGAAACAATAGGTACTAGCTTTCTGTTTCCAGCATTGGGGCCATCCTCTGCTAACTCTTCTGGTGACTTGGCCTTGAAAATCGTAAATGATGTACACAGCCAGATCAACCTGTCCGATCCACTAACAGCGTCAGTGCTTTCCTTCGTGATACCATCACGATTAAGCTGAACAAAGGATAGGCATGGAATATCCAGTTTCACGCATAGATTATGTAATGATGTGATCTGAAACCCCAATGCTTGATATTCTTGAATGTTGTTTGTAATAGAACCCGAAGACATGAGCTTCAAGTAATCGTAGATAATAAGGCAGTCGTTGGTCTTACCCATCTCGTCAGTCTTGACCTCTTGCACAACCCATCGCCGGATGAGATTTAGAATCTGATCAAACGGCTTGCCAGCAACGCTGATATAAGAGTAGGGGATGCTGCTCAGTTCACGCATGGCTTCGCGAACCTTTTCGTGCTTCTCGTCATCGTCAACGAATTGACCGGTTGAGATCTCGTTAATCGGCACACCGCTCATGTTGGCAAGCAACCTATTAAGGTGATCCTCTTTGGACATTTCCGTGTCCATGACTAGGACAGGGACTCCTTGTCGAGATACATTAAGGGCAACATTATCAGCGAACACTGATTTACCAACTTTTGGTCTTGCAGATACAAGGTCAACGCACTTTCGTCTAAGACCACCCCCAATGGCCGTGTCATATCGAGAGAATCCCGTGGGTATACCAATGATATCACACTTGTTTTCTGCGAGGAAGTCAACGTAGTCTTCAATTCCATCTCCGATCTTCTCTGGATTATCGCCACCATCATCCTCTCTTAGAAAGTCCGTTACTGGTTCTTCTAGAATCTGAATAATATCATTGACGCTCTCTGTTCCAGTAACTTCGTCAATGTCTTTGTGAATCTTCTTCGTGAGTCGCTTGATCTTACGTGCAAACTCAAACTTCTTAATCTGGATAGCAAAGCTATGCACATTCTCAAGATTAATTGGGAAGTCAAATAGAGACTTGAGATACTTTAGCTCTTGGTCGGTGCTAACGTGTTCTTCGCATCCCATCTGCTTTGCTGCCGCAAGAATGGCTGGAAGGTCAGCCTTCTGTTCATTTTGAATAACGGTGTGGATACACTTAAACAGAATCTGGTTATTGGAATCACCAAACGATTCTACCGAAATCAATTCTGCAATACGTACCCACGCATCTATATCATACTGAAACAGTGCCGCAAGAACAGCACGTTCAGCCCCGATATCATATAATTGAGCCATTTATTATCGTCCTCCGCAGCAGCGGTCGCATCTGTGATATTCACCGTGAATTAAACTCTCGTGCTTTGCAAATGTCTTGCCGCAGGCACTACACTTAACGTCACGCATGGTTGGAGCTTTACGCCTACGTGGAGTTGGAGTATACTCTGGAGTAGCCGTATCTTCCCTAGCTTCTGTACCATCGTCTACAAACGAGTTGGCCCCAGTGGCACGAACCGGTGCCTTGCCACGGCGAGGCTTTGACATTGTAAAGTCCATGTCATTACTTACCTTGTCCGTTGTCGCTGGCGTGTCAGACTTATTAAACACTTCTGCAACATCTGGAGGCATAGTTGTTGTCGAATGGATCTCGTCTAGAATTGCACGAAGTTGACCAAGCTCTTCGTAGCTTAAGTTTTCCACCATAGCCTTGAGTGCGTTTAGGTTCATGTTCTCTTTCCTTTCTCTAGCAGTATTGAACTCTTCTGCTTCAGTTCCCAGACCTTACCTTCCAGCGAAGTTAATCGTGTCTGTGCAACCTCTAGCATTTGTGCCACCTTGGCGGCGTATTCGTTTTCTTGTGTGATGATGTGCCGCCTTTGTTCGTGCTTGGTGTATGGGTTAAATTGATCCCTATACTTTGCGACCAGACCCTCAATCCTGTCGTTGCACCACGAAACAATAATCTTGTGACGATTGTATTCATCCTGTAGATATGTAGCGTACCCTTGTAGGAGATATGCATAGTCATATAGATCGTCGTGAGGAAGCTCTTTCAAGTCCTTCATGGACATATTTGACGCTTCAAGATACTCAGCGTGAAACGATGAATAGTTACTGTTACTTGCGGTGATGTAGCTATCCAGATTATCTAGGTGCTTTTGTAGTTCTTCAGATGCCGACAATTTGTTCTCTCCATATTTCGTCAGGGTCAGAGTATTTTAACTCCACAACCGTGATGCCATTGATTTCGCACCACTCTATTTTATCCTCATCTCGTGCTTTTGCCAAGGCGAATTCTGCTTTATTTTTGTGAAAAAATGGCGAGAACTCATAATGCTGCTGCCCATGCACCTCAATCGCCTTCATAAGATTAGGAATAAAGAAATCTAGGTAGAGAACACCCTTCTTATGGGTGGGTGTACTCCCCGGAAGCTTTACTTCTTCAAGGACGCGATAGCTATGATATATTTCAGACAGCAACGCTCTGGCACGAAGGTGAAACTTTGACTTGCGTTTCGTGTCGTTGGCTTTAACGTCGTACTTAGCAAGGTTCCATTTATACTCTCGACCATTGAGGCCGGTTACTGTCATCATGCAAACATCTCTCCAATTTTGCTGTATACAAATTCTGCAATTTCCGGGTTCTCAGTAAGGAACTCACAGGTATTATTGGCACCTTGAAACTTGAAGAACTTTTCTACCGCCTCAGTGTCTGTTACACTAATCTCGTTATTCCTGAGAACATTAGCGACGGCTGGATCATCAGTGTTATCAACTGCACACTGAATTGTGTACCACGCTCCAGCAGTCTTAATAAGACGGAACTCACAAGCTGCCTGCAAGACTTCTTGAACTTCATCAAGCCCAATGCCGTAACGAATCCAGCTTGCTGCCGTGCTGTTAGGTGTGCCGCCAGCATTGGAGGTTTTAATACGCCAGTTTGCAATCTGTCCAACGTGTGGGCCACTATCCTTTGGAACTTGCCATCGCCCCACGTGCGTGATGACCATGTTCGTGCCAGCTTGATACTGAAGCATATTACCACAGTCAGCCATCTTCTGCGGTGCGTATGGGCTACCGCCAGTATTGGCAATGTTGTGAGTAACAGCAATCAAGATGGTCTTATTCTTCATGAGCGAACCGCTAATACGCTTGAAGAACATGGATAGCAATCGGGGTAGTGCGTTTCGTACGCCAGTTCTAACTTCGCCCTCTAGCTCACAACTAGGAACCATATTGGATAGCGAGTCGCAGATAATGACGCAACCCGGATCGTTGTTGACATAGTACTCAATAATATTTAGGAAGTCTTCTGCGGATAGAACGCGATCATCCGTAGACTCTACAACCAAGATGTCATCAGATGACAGGCCGCGAATGCCGTCGAAGTTTTGCTTAGACAGTCGCCCCTCAGTGTTGACATAAATGATACGCTTATTGAGTCGCTGACATTTTGCAGCGAAATGCAGTGCGGTGGTAGTCTTTCCACTTTTTGGATCACCCGTCATAACCACGACAGAACCTTCGCGTAAGCCGCCACCCAGTGCCATGTCTAGTGCTGGAGACACACCTATAACCTTTAGGCTATTGATGCTCTCTAGCACCTCTGTGCCAGTACGGACAACTTCTCCATACTTAGATGTGACAGCACTACTAACGAGATCTTCGGTAAACTTGTCAGACGGCTTTGCTTTCTTTGGTCTTGCCATTACATATTCCTCAACTGGTTAAGTGTCGATTTAGATTTCTTGTACGATTGTGTGCGGCGGGTCTTGACTTCTTTCTTCTCGACTTCTGGCTGAAGGTCGATATTCTTAGCCGCCTCTTTTTGTTTCTGTAGCACCTCTTGCTCTTTATTATAGCTCTGAATGGCTCCCAGTGCAACCTGATTATATTTCCAGCCCCGTGGCCCATAGCATTTAACCCCAATGTGAAACACCTTGTCAAAGTGCGGGGAGTCTATAGCACCAAGGATGATTGCCTCTGGGAACTTCTTAGACAGGCTACGTACAGCTTTCATGTTACGCATAAAGCAGTCGTGATACCTATCTCCAGCAGTCCAGAACTTGTATGATGGTTTGTCCATCTTGAAAGCCTCTGTCCAGCGTAAGATAAGTTTTTCTGCTACGTATGCCTCAAAAGTACAGTGTTCGCCAGTGTGAATATGTTTGTACTTTCGCTTCTCAGACCAGCCCTTATTGTTGATCTTCGGTCTTGCCATGATAGATTAGTGCCTCTTCAAAACATTCGTCTAGAGTGGTTTCTTCTGATGA